AGCCAGTTAGTGCTAGTAATAGACGCGGCTAGATTCTCTGTAAGCGTACCGTCTGTTATAACGCTGCCCGGAGTAGTCTCCGTCACATACTGATATGCTGCTCCAGTCGTACCTGTAGCTACACGGTATATACGCACCTTCGTTATGTTAGGTGTGGGTGCGCCCGTAGGAGTTGTAATGCTTGGCGTACTAGGAACTGTAACGGTCACTTCTTGATCTACATAATATATATCAATAAGTCCAGATGGCACACTAGGAGGACCTTCTTCATACTGGTCCGTAACGTAAGTACACACATATGCAGTAGTAATTTTATCTGAATCAGCTGGATCAGTATGCCCACCCTTTGTACTTGGCGTACCAATAACTGGTGCGCTAACCGGAGGTGGAACCCCAAGACGGCGTGTAGTATTAGGGAACGGTGCTACTCCAGTATTTAGTGAGACATATGTCATCTCTGGAACTGCCCCACCACTAAGGTAAGTTCTGTTCTCAGTAGTCCCTGGTACTGCCCCTTGTACTACGCTATGCTCGTCGTTATCCTCAAACCATAAAGTACCAGCCCCATTAGGAAACCCATATAAACTTTTAGCAACAGCTGAAACTGTGCTACTCCCTGATGCTAACGGGGATTTTAACGGGTTTATTTTACCTGAGGTAAGGTCTATATTTGAGGCTATCTGTGCATACCCGCCCTGCAACTCTTTAGGATCTAACTTTGGGGATATACCTTTAAATAATTTAAATGATACCGAGGCCATTAGATGCCCCCGTATTGAACTGTGTGCGTTGTCCTAACGCCGCCTGTCTCACTTTTAGTTGTAATTACGTCTATAAGATCACGGTACTCATCCCTATGATATCCCGCTAAAGACCCATCAGTCCACGGCTTATTAGCCATAGCAAATAGCCTCATAAGTGCCCCATGCCTGAAAGCATCAGAATACTCATTAAATATATAATCTTCAATCCGTTTAGCAGTCGTAGACGGTTTAAGCACTACCAGCATATCTAGTGCCTTACCCGCTACCGGAGTAGGTGAAAGTCTTATTACCTTAGGGTTAATCATCCCATAATACTGGGTAGCCCCAGATGTATAATTAATCAGCTTCTCATAAGGTTTTCCCACGAGGATAGTGCCACCGTACTCAACTCTGATAATCTCAGATACGACCGCCCCTGATGGAGGCTCCATATCATATTCACTATTAGTCGTGGTTATTATAGTATCCTGCTCGAACTTCCAGCAACGAGTCCGCTCACAGAAATCTATCGCTATATTGCGAACTTCACGGATAGCTAGAGCATCAACTACCTCTGGAATATCTATTCGTAGTTCATCGGCTAAAGTTTCAAATGCTACCTGTGCCATTTACGATGCACCTCTGGCGGCTATTCCCGCATTATAATTATCTAAATAAACTTTAGCATTAGTTGTACTGCCAAAATCTGTATCCTTTGCAAACGCTCTATACACCATATAATCTGTCATAAGTGGTAAGAACTCATCTGGGAGCTCTAAAGTATCGCCAGTAGCAGATACCTCAATAGGTAAAGTCGAATATTTTAGCTCAAGCCTAGTTGTCGTATTTACATTTGGGTATACATAGAAAACATCTGGGGATACTAAATCATACACATATCTTTCAGCTGTTGCTTTAGAATTAACCGCTGCTGTATGCCAACTTGTACTAATAATCCCGAGTTCGTCCTCTGTACTTAATAGCGTGACCCTATTATCTGTATCATGCGTATTACGCATAACTTTAAGAAGCCTATGGAAGTTACTTATTCCTGATAAACTCTGCTCGCTACTACTGGCTACCGGAGTAAACGAAGCTATAGTTGTATTAGCAGTAGGGATCTGAGACACTATATCACGCTGTGCATCACTGAGCCATCGTAGCATCTCATTATCTGTCCAATGCTTAACGCTACCTGTATCATTAAGCAGGTCTCGTACACGACTGATAACTGCGCTAGCTAAGGCCATTACATAGCTTCCCAAGCCGCATCACGCTGCGCAGTAGTTATATCCTTACCATAATACTCTTTTAATGTATCAAGCCTAGGCAAGCCCCTAGCTGTCAGCGGGTTACTCTCCTTATCCATCATATCTTTAAGCGCTGCTATAAGCTCCGCGCTAGCCCCATCAATGGGTTCATCTACTACCGCTGTAATTTGTACAGGGGTAGGTTCAGGACGGGCTCCTATGAGCTCCGCTCCTGCTGCAAGTGCCGCATCAACAAGACTATCGTCAATATCAATAGGTCGCCTAGAGGGTATATATCCTCTTTCTACACCGTTGGTAAATCTAATACCTAATCTTGAAAATAATAATGCCATTATGCCACACCTTAAAAAAATAGGGACAACACCAGAAAAGACCAGTGTTGTCGGTTTTCCACATCACCAATGAGGAAACTTGGTGGCCCCCGCTAAACCAATAGGGAGGGCCATTAGGGTTTTACGCCTGTACCTCACTAGATCTACCATCAACATAATACTCAACTACTAGGCGTGCTGCACCAGCAGTAGCCGTAGAGTTCATAGTAATATCAATAGTATCAGCCGCAGTATACTCATACCCTGTTAAGGTAAGAGCTGTGCGCCCAGTAGTTACTGCAACAGCAGTTGAAGTATAACGGTCGTCGTCACCACCATCACCTACATCTAGTGTAGCGCCTGTAGAGAAAGCAGTGTCAACTACGACAAAACCTCCTGTTACAACCGCACCATTAGGTAGGTCAATAGCAGCTTCAGCAGAACCATTAGTTAGCGAAGCAAACGTGAAATCCACATCTGCAGTAAGTGTAGTCTGACGACCAGCATCTTTAGTAATTGCCATGATAGTTCTCCATTAAATAGCAGTATCGACTGCGATTAGACCGAAGTCTTCAACGCCAGAATCGATGATTGAATGGAACTTAGGTTTCAACATACCCATAATCTTAGAGGTACTAATACCTTTCTGATTATTATAGTCGAAATCTTTCTCGTCCCAAGAAGGTTTGCCAAGGTCAGCCATAGCGAGAGCCTGAGCTCCACACATAAGAACTCGTTGACCCTTAACGCCCCAAGCACCTTCACCAGTATCAGCTGATGCTGCTGGAGTTAGTACGTGGCTATATTCATGAATCCACATACCGTCTACTAGCACAGAAGTTGAACCAGCAAAGAGCTCATTCTTAGATCCACGAACACCAGCGTTACGAACGTTAGCTAGGTAGTCTGAATCAAGTTTAAGTTTAGCCATACCCTGTGGAGACATAAAGACGTGGAAAACTTCCTCGCCGCCGCCTGCACGAATACCGCGGATAAACTTATCTTTAGCCTTAGCTTTCATCTCGACAAGCATAGCATAACTAGGAGTATCAGCTGCGCCTACTGCAGTAACATCGCCAGTTGAAAGTCCATTAGTCGCATCCCACTGGAAGTGACGATTAGCTGTAGGTGCGCTTACATCTGAAGCGAACTCAAGACTAGCAAGACTAGACCCTGAACGTGCTACGCCACTAGTAGTATAATTAAAACCAACGCCTGACATAGTCAAGAATGCCATCTGATCCATACGATCTGACAACCAATATGCTAATGCATCACGTGAGTTCTCACGGAAGTTAACGATAGTTTTCTGATCAGCCATACGACCTGTAGTACGATTCGCGTGACGGATTTGGTCAATGCGAATTACTTTATCGTATGCCTTGATCTGCTCTTCGTTACCTTCAAGTGTATTATCACCTACAGTACCGTCGCCTTCAAGATCAGTTAAAAGTGTGATGACCGCTTGGTCTCCACGCTCAGTTTTAGTAAGCTCACTAATACGCTGAACCATAGCATTAGAGCCTGATCCTGCAAATTTATTAATGAAAGAGTTATTACGTGCATATTTCCATAAGTCACGTGACCATACTTTCTTCTGTTCAGAAGTTAGTGCGGCAAAGTTAGTAAAAGCCATTTTGCTTTCTCCTATAAAGTTAAAATAAAAAACTAAGGATGGCGGCTCCTATTAACTGTAAATTTTACGCCCAAAATATATTTTACTTGCCCAGTATAACAAGAACTACTTTGGTAGTTAATCTAAAGAGGCTCGACTCTCCGTGCTTGCGAGGTGTTTAATAACACTACTATTACATTAAAGAATAGTAGTGTCAAGTACTATTTCACTTACCCTGGTACAAAATCCCCTCTGAGGTCATGGTACGTATCGGGTTCTTTATCTACGAATGCCGAAAACTGCGCGTCGTCCATAGACATAACGTCCGGTATGTTACTCTTCCCCGCAGAAGCTCCATTCATACCGCCTGCAGTAGGTGGTTGCTTAGCCGATGCCGCTACTTTTTCCGCGACCCTACTTTGTACAGTCTTTGGAGTAGCCCCACCTAACGCTACGGGAGCCACAGTTTGAAGCATAGTCTCGGCTGCCATCTGGATAGCATCTGATCTTGTATACCCTTGGTTAACATATCCGGCAAACATCACATTTGTTCTATCAACCAAATCTCCGTTAAAACCTGGGCTAGCCTCATCAAAAACATTATTCGATGCTACTAAACGTGCAGTAGCTGCATCAAAATCACGCTGCTCTTTAGCTTGATTTAACGTATTGTTTGACTGATACGCAACATCTGCTTGATACTGCTGCTTTTCAGCGTGTCTAATCTCCGCCCTAAGCGTACGAGCTTGTTCCTTATCTCCATCAAGAATAGCATCTGCATATAGTTCTTCTTTAGTATCGAAATCAAATTCACTCTGTACTCCAGTAGGTTGTGACTGCTCATACTCAGCAAGTTTAGCTTCAACCGCACGCCGTTTTGCCAACTCTGCATCAAGTCGAGCTTTTGGTATCGTAGCTGGTTCTGGTTCTGGTTCTGGTTCTGGTTCTGGTTCTAGAGCTTCTTCAACAATCAGCTCTTCTTCTGATTTAGGTTCATCCACCGCTGGGATGTCTTCTACCTCTTCTACTACTATGTCGCCTCTATCATCTTCAACTGGGATAGCCGCAACGTCATTCTCCGCATCAAACGGACTTAATTCTTCATTACTCATTATAAACTCCTATAGGTGATGTAAATTTTAGCCGCTCTTACTGCTACCATTAACTGCGGCCAGGGTTAATCTCGTTCCAGCATCAGTAGATGCTTTCTGTATATTAGCGTCCGTATGAAGTTTAGCTAGTTTTAGTTTATTAGCTCTCTCCTCACGGGCGTTCATTAATGTCTGTTCAAGTTTATGAATTTCAAGCTCTAGGTCATCGCCATCGGTTTCGATATCGCGTACTTTAGCATTTGTTAGCGCTGCCTGTGCATTAATCTGAGCAATCTTACCTTCTGTCTCTGCCATCTCGAGCTCAAGCAATCTAGCTTCCATCGCCTCAGCCTGCTCCTGTACCGCACGCTCTTCTTCAGTAGGTGTACCCTGACCATTCATCTTACGTATACGTTCAGCCAGATTCGATTTCTGTGACAGATGTGAGTACTCAATAATAGCATCATCAGGGATCATAACACCTGCAGTACGGAGGTTCAACGCCTCTGCGAACTGTGACTCATCAAATGTATCGCGTGCAGGCTGATTACTAATAACCACATCGTACTCGCCTATAGTAAGATTATTAATAATCTCACCTGTAGCCGGATCTGGGGCATTAATACTAATCGCTTCCCCCTGTTGTTCAGGGTGTGCCATATTACCACGGGTAATCTGTATCACGCGGTGCTCATTATAGAACCGTTGTATAAGCTGTAACATATTCTCAGCAAGGAAGTGTCTAGTACGGGCCAAGTTATCAATCAGTGTTTGGATCTGAACCGATCCACGCTGAGTCTTCGCCTCAAGTGCTACACCTGAAACCTCTGCCGGACTTTGCCCCAACATAGCGTCAGATATACCGGAAATCTCTTTAATATTGTTTGCCGCTTTTGCTGATATGCGATCAAGCCCTGATGGGATTTGGTTAGCTTGTATCTTAGTAGGCTCTTGTGAACCCTTATTAACTTCGATTACAAGTCCAGTCTCAGCCCCACGGGTCTCTAACTCACCAACAGTCATATTAGCTAACGATCCGCGCTCAACAACCCAACCGGAGTTCGCAGCACTATTAACTACATGCAACTCTTGGCTCGATACTTTATTTAACTGCTCTTGTGGAGATATAAGGTTACGAACCATACCAAATGGCTTACCACGTCTAAAGTACGGGAAGAACGGTATAACAGTAAAACTCTCATACGGTGACCAGTCATCGTGTAGTACTACGTTATCAGCACTTACTGTCCATCGTATCTGCCGAATAGGTTTTTTCTTCAGCATTAACCCGTTCACCTCGGCGAAGTACTTTATACGCTTCATATCCTTACCCTCTGGGACCTGGCGTGTATCACCGGTCTCAGGGTTAATGAAATGCCACGCCATATGGATCTTACGGTGCTGGCGCTCAATAATACGTACCATACGGATAGAACGATTAGCCTCTTCATCTACGTAGGTATCAAAATCATTTGGCTGCCCAAAGTTCCGGTCTTCAAATACAATAGTATCTTCCCCAAACTCCGAACGTGATGCTACAACGTTCCTAAGATCTTTAGCCGCTTTCTTACCATACGTCATCTCTACTTCATCGAGGCTAAGCCATCTAGTAGTAAACACTTCGTTCCAAGTAGCTGGATCGTATTCCTTAGCATCTGGATCAAGTACTACATCTAATGGATCAAGAGATTTAATCTTAATCTCTCCCTCAATATGATCGTCGAAGTCTATACGTATATCGTAGTACCCACGATCTTGGATAAGTCCATCAGCAAATATAGACGACTCAACCCAATCAAGTTTATTGTTATCCCCGATCTGCATCGCTAACTTAGTGAGGGTGTCAGCTGTTTCCTGCGTAGCACCTCTCCTAGGCTTAAAACTAATCTCACCTCGTGAACGTGCCTGTTCCCCTAATACAGTATTAACTGTGGTAAGGATAGTATTAATCGTTAACGCTGGTTTTCCCTGCGCGTTAAGTTTATCTATATCTTTCTTTTCCCATTGTTCACCCGTATAGAACGCGTCACACTTCCGTGCGATATCCACATAATCTAAGTGCCCAGCATCACGCGCTCGCGTATATCGCTGATAGTTATATTGTGCTATCTTACGTTCATCTTTCATACTTAGAATTCCCAAGCTTCCTTAACAGGGTTGTCATAAT